AGTGAGGGGGTTATCATAGCCCTCGTTTACTACATCGTCAATTATCACTTTACTACCTCCTATTTGGATTTACGGACTGACACAGTATATCTGCTGTCACTGTTGAGCCCTATGGGCAATTGGTCTGGGTTTTCTTCTAAGAATTTTTTAATATTTGTCTGGTGAATACGCTGCTCCATCAAGTACATAGCATCGTTATCTTTTATAAACTGGAACATGTTTGCCCAGTCACTAGTCCAATAACGAGTCTTTATGGTACGGGTCACCGTACCGTGCTTTGTTTTGATGTTGTCTGCACCTATTTCTTTAAGCATTTCTTGCAGCTTGTCAGACACCATGTCTTGCTGGGTCTTTAATTCAGTATCTAACTCTTCAAATGCTTTAAGTGCTTGCGCACGTTTGTCTCTAAGCTTTATGTATATGGATACTAGCTTGTCTGCGGTTATTTCTGTCATAGTGGTCTCCGATTGTCTCTTACGAATATCGTAAGGTGGTGTAAATATAGCAAAGTTTTTCAGGCTTGTCCAATTATATTTTTATACATATCAAGTAACGTAGTTTGCGCTGCTGTTTTACTAGTAAGATTTGTATAAAGTGTCCGTTCTACTTGGCTGCCTACTAAATGCACTACCGTGCAATGGTTCTTTTGCCCTGCCCTATGTACTCTAGCATTGGCTTGTAGATAAGTTTCAGTGCTTGTTATCGGCCCCCACCATATTATTGTGTTAGCTGCATGTAAAGTTATGCCATGAGCTGCGGCTTTGGGTTGAATAATCAGTACCTGTATATCTTTTGTTGTTTGAAAGTCTGTAATTATTTTAGCTCTGTTGGTAGCTGATATGCCCCCATGAATAATATCTGACGTTATGCCCAGTGAATCTAAATGGGTTTTTATAGTAATGATCCCATGCTTAAAATTAGCAAATATTAATACCTTATGGCTACTCTGCTCTATTATGCTCGTCATTTCTTTAAGCTTTGCTGAGCAATCAAACTCTACTACTTCCCCAGTATCGCTATAGACCGCCCCTGAACTAATCTGCAATAGCTTATTCATTTTTACCGCAGCATTGACCGCGCTAACTTCTTCTCCAGCCGCTTCAAATAACATTTCTTTTTTCAAGATGTCATAATATTTCTTTTGCTGTGAAGTCATAGGAGTGTCCCGCTCCACATAGGTTAACTCTGGTAAGTCTAAACATTCTTCTTTGGTGTATCGTATAGCGGGCTGTAAAACTTTGAACACGGTAGCTTGTGCATCGGTACGGGGGATGTATTTAAACTGAGTTAGCCGCAACATAACCTGATCTTTAAACGCTCCTATATATTTAGGCACGGAATTAGGATTGAGCATTTTGGCTAGCCCGTAAGCATCCATTGGTGACTGCGCAGCAGGTGTACCTGTTAATAGCCACATCCAAGTATTAGGTGTGATAAGCGAGTTTAAAGTTTTCCATCGTCTGGTAGTGGGTATTTTTAATGCTGAGGCTTCATCGCATACAATTAAATCAAATTTACCTTTTGCTATATCGTTAACTACTATCTCTATGCCGTCATAATTTATGATGACAAATTCTGCATCGGACTTTAACACTTTAATTCTTTTATTTTTTGAACCATGAGCTATATCTACTTTTCTGTGCATAGCTGTTTTAAATAGATCAGCTCTCCATGCAGTGTCCATAATAGACAAAGGGCAAACAATTAAAACACGGCTAATAATTTTTTTTGATAACAGATAGTCTGCCGCCCAAGCTACGCTCATAGTTTTCCCGGTTCCCATATCGTTCAGGCAAAACGCTCGTTTGTTTAAAGTTAAAAAAGAAGCTGTCGTTCTTTGATGGTCAAAAGGTTTATACATACCTGGCCATTCGTATTGCCCTTCTATAGGGGAAGGCGCTTTTTTAAACCCTAGTTTGTGTAAGATAAAGGTGTTAGTTAATGTCCATTTAACAAGGACTTCGCACCCTACATCGGGTACTTCCCGTATTACTTTAGACTGCTCTATAACGTCAGTTATTTTATCTGGGTTACGGGTACGGATAAGCAGTGCTTTATTGTCTATAATTTCCATGATAATCCTATGCGCCAATCACTTACGGTGATGAATCGAGTTTAATTAAAGGTAGTCTTTTTCTTCTTCGTCCTCTGTTTTTAACAGATCAAGCAAGGGCGGTTTAACTATATCAGCGCTCATTACCCACCCTCTGACTTTATTATTGCAGTACTTTCTTTCTCTCTTAGCTATGCGCCAAGTGAACTCACACAGAGCGTCTATATTACGTTCTATTAGCTCTTCGTTTAATCCTGAGTCTTTGGCTAACTGTCTTACTGATCTAGTTTTTATTATCATTTTGGCTTGTCGTATTTATTTTTAGGTTTACCGTCAGCATCTCTGGCAAAAGTTCTATTCTTTTTAGCGGGGGCTAAAAATGTACCGTCTTTATTAGAACCGCCTTTAGCTAAAGATTTAACGTGGCATACATCTTTGCCTGTACGATCTACACCTTTTTTATCTAAGGCACGTCTAGCGCGTTGTCTCTCCATGCGAGCTTCAAAGGCACCAGGCTTTGCTTTTTCTAATGCGCGTTCATGAGTATAGTCACGTTTTTTAGTCACTGCTTAACACCTTTTTGTTTAATAAGTCCATTACTTTAGCTGCGTAATGCTCTCTATCTTTAGAACTATTCTTGGGGTCATTATATAGAGCTAAAAGCTCTTTTATTTCTTTGCTCATTATGTACCTCGCTAATTAATATAGGGTAGTGCGGCCTGTGATGAGAAAAAAAATGTAAATTACCACACCCGCACTCTCGGAATTTGTAAGGCCAATCACCCGATAACCGCCATTTACACCCTTGCCACTGTCTGTGTTAACAAGGGTTTGCAAATTACTTATTCTTCCCATTATGGGAGCAGCTTAAAGTGCTGCACCACTGCCTACATAGCCCATTAGGTTTAGGATTGAAAACACCTGTATTATAGGCTATTTCTCTTTGAGTCAATAGCTCACTGTAAGTATTAAAAATGTCTAACCCATTAGCGGCTGTGAAGTCTTCTTTAATAAACTCTTTAGACACCACAAACAGTAAGGATGTTTTTATCTTTTTAATCTCTGGATGTTTTAGAAATAGTGCAGCCGCCATAAGGGCAAGCTGTTTTATATCCGCATACTTAGCACTTTTGCCTGATTTGTAATCTACTATCCAAGCCCTATCTCCATCAAGGATAACCAAGTCTGCCACACCCCTAAACCAAACAGAAGCATCGTCAAAATCACAGTACTCCAATCTTCCTGCATCATTTTTTTTGATTCCTACTTTTAATTCGCATAGCTTTTCCCCCGATATTTTATTCAAATTATCTAAGTAAGGTTTAATAAAAGCAAACCTAGCGTCAATCTCTTTACCATCCCTTATGTATTCTTCAGCAGCTAAGTGCAGTTGCACCCCATACAGGGTGGCTTCAGTCTCTTGATACCCTACTTCCTTAGTGACCCTTTCGGACTCATACTTTTTAGGGCAAGTACTAAATAATTTTATTGAACTAAATGACCATGCTGGGGGGTTTGCCATATTATCCTGCTTCTTTTAATGTCCTACCAAATGCCCCCTCAGCGCCTAGTGGTATGCCAGGCATCCATGCTGGTTCTTTGCACAGCTCTGCAATAATAAAGTCTAAGGCTTTTTGGGCTTCATCTTCAGGAACTACACAATAACAACTATCATGGATAGTTAGGGCGATCTTATAGCGCTTGGTGATTCTCACCATCGCTTCTCCCATTATACACCTTGCTAAAGCCTGCACACAGTTATGCACAATAAAAGGCCCCGTTTTCCCAAGAACTACAAAACGAGTTAAAGGCCCACAATCCATTATGTCGTAAACTTTTCTTTCTTGTTCGCGAAGTCTGGTTTTCTTAACAACTCCTCTAAAGGCCACCCCGCTTTTAATCTGTTGTATATAGTAGTACGCCCTATACCCGATTGTTTTGATAAAGTTGGCACATCTATTCGGATAGTGTTTCTTTTGTTCATCATGTTCTGCCTTGGCGTTGTCCAATGGCAGTTCTCTTTGTAATACCCTAAATTGTTGTCTATTCGATCTAATTGCAGCCCCTCCTTGTAGGTGTCCTTCATATCCTCCCAAAAATTTTCGAATGATACCTTCCATGCTTCGCACACTAAAATTCCCCTCCCCCCATAGTTTGCAAAGGCCTTGTGATTCTTGTTCCCACATCGTTGTTTCATACTGTCCCATACATGATAAGCTAAATGCTTGCTCATTCCATGAGTGCGGTTTTTTTCTGCTACTAATCTTTTGGAAGCGCATCCACAATTTGGAAGCCCTCCCCTTTTTATCTCCTTTTTTACATCGCTCCCTGACTTTATGCAGGGATTTCCACAAGCGCACAAAAAATTCCAGTGTCTTTTTTTCCCATTTGAGTGCGCCGCAGATGTCGTTAAGAGTAGACCAAATGTCTGGCCTGTAAGGTCTTGGGTTCGATGATGCAGTTTTCCATCCTTCATTTGTTAATACCTCATGGTCTGGAGTCATAAATACCCCATCTATACTAACACATGATTGTACAGATTGAAACACCACTCCCCTATGAGATACAAATGAATCCCCATCATGCACTTTGTCTCGTAAGGTAACTGTCTCTATAGCCTTCCATCCTGAATCAGTAAGTACTAATGTCCCTTCAGATAAGCAATTTTGCACAACTTTTCCAGAATATATCTTACGGCGCGAACCTCTATGGCTAGCGTACGTCCACTCCGTACCTGTCTCGGTGCGCATTTCTTTTAAATCAGGGTATTTTAAATAGAGGCCTGAGGGCAACAACACTCCCCTCCTGCCCGCTACAAGTAAGTTAATCGTGCCAAAGGTTGCCGCTACATTGTCGCGCATATCTTTTAATACTTGCCCCCCCTTAGCCCACGTATTTTTAACCTCGCTAAACTCTTCCCTGTATAAGTCTACAATGCGTGTTGCCTCTGCCGCACCTATATCTGTGCCCGACATAGCTCTAATAGACTCTCTTAACTTAGCTGCCCCTGTGCCAAAGCCAAGCCCAAGAACACAATTTAGGACTAGCACATTTCCAGCGGTGAATCGTTTTCTAGGCCCTGCGTCTAATATGTCATAGACTCTAGCCTTGCTTTTAGCACTTTCCAATTTTTGCGCTTGTTGTGCACTGACTCCCATGCTTGTTGTATTATGTCTTCCCCTGTCAACCCTAAACGCACATACTTTCGAACCGTGGACATTTGAGTGTAGGGGTTTTCGTTCCATAGCGCGGCTAGAATTAACGCACCTTTCCAATCCACAAACACAGTATTTCGTCTGTTTTGTATTTGCTGCTGCCGATTTGCTAAACGCAAATTTGTTTTTGTATATCCTTTGTTGTTGTCCACTCTGTCTATTTCTACCCCCTTGTAGTCTTTGTGGGGTAAATGTTTTTCTACCCATAGAATAAACTCCATTCGGGAGGCAAACTCGCAGTGTATCCCCCGCCCTCCATAATTCGGGTAGTTCCTGTTTTTGGGGTTTTGGCATCGGGCTATAATGGCATCGTACCTTCGACCTAAAGTTTCTGAGTGTTTTGATTTTGTTTGGGAGCATGATTGACACCCTTTTGTCCTCCCCCGAGTAAGAGAAGACTTGTTTATCCATTTCTCCATTCCACATTGAGTACACTTTACGTACACATAGATGCTCTTTCCTTGGCGGGTTATTTTGTCTGAAATAATCTGCACTAACCCGTATTGCCCGCCCACTAGCTCCTGTTCTAATAAGGGTTTCCATTCTGGATGCTGCGACCCCGAAAGGAATCGGCCCTTGCTCTGTGAATACACCGTGGTCTTCGGTAGCGGTGAGCCCATTGTAAGTGATGACATTTTTTTCCCCTTGATAAATTACCCCTTTATGAGACACCCATTCTACCCCGTCCCATACCCTATCTTCAAGAGTTACTTTTTCTATAGCCTTTTCACCATGATTAGTTAGCACTAATGTGCCCTCGGCAATGCAGGTTTTCCCTACAAAGCGTTGGTCTTTTGTTACTTCATCATAGGGTACTTTAAACGCAGATGCAGCAAAGTCTTTATACAGGTCTTTACCTTCAGCAATAATCTTAAGCTTATCGAGCTGTCCTGAAAAATATAAACTCACTCTTAGCTCTATATTGCTTAAGTCAGCACCCACTATAACGTGTCCTTCTGGGGCTTGTATAGCCGATTTAATAGGTGATGTTCTAGGGATGTTCTGCATATTAAACGATACCCCACTCCACCTACCCGATACATCTGCGCCATA